CTTAGACAGTAGGCGTTCATACCTTAACAAGGTAGTAACCCTGGTGGGTTGCTTCTCCTTAAAAGGTAATCTCGGCAACAAGTCGAGAGCCTGTGGCATGGACTCAAATGCTTCTAACGCGATTATCTTTGAGGAAGATAATCGAGCGAAGACAGTTGAAGCCAATGCAGATTTCACTTTCTCGTCGAAAGTGGAGATAATAGAATCAACATCCGAAGATGAAGATTCATCATCTGTAGAATAAATCGCAAGATTTATTTTACTAGTTAGGCCCATTAAGGAACCTAACACCGCTTTCTCTGGTTGGTAGAAATCAAGAGTGCGCTCAATCATCTTAGCTAGGTTATCACCTGGTAAAGAAAAATTGAGACCAATAGGGTCGCATAAATATGCAACACTATCAAAAACACTCTTCTGCCTTCTAGAGAGAAGACATCTGGCTCGTCTACCCAAAAGTCGACATATATCGAGAAAATTCTCATCACTGAGATTTCTCCACTTCATTTGGGGTATAACCCTAGAAGAAGTGATTATCTTACCAGCAAACTCAGCAAGTTTGTTAGAAGATAATGATTTATCTTGTGACCATGGGCAAGACATCCTTTCAAGCATGGAGATGTACATATTGTACAGATTGTCGTCAAGAATGACGACATCGTCACCTACAACAAAAAACTGATTCTGCCAAGAACCAGCTAAATGCCGTAGGAGAAGACCATGGGTAAGAGTGAAAGAGGCAAAACTTGGGTACAAACCCAAGGGTTGACCCTTCTTCCATTGCAGATCACCTAAAGGTGACTTCCACAACCCTCTAGAGATCTCCTCAAAGAGATCAATAGATGGATCATTACCATAAATTGCACGAAGTGCAACTAATTGTAATGAGAGTGGGAAATGATCAGTCGCTGAAGACAGATCAACAGAATGGACCTTACCTCCAATAGCTAAATGCTGCTGGATGAAAGGAATCGCTTTGGATTGATTGTAAGTACAATCCCAAGGAAGTTCAGAAACCAAAGAATACAAAGACTCCGATAAAGGAGATAATGCATTCTGATGGATTCGGAAAGGAGATGCGACAGAACGCAATTTACCACCCAATTCCTGAAGGAAGTGGATTTCTCCACCCCTAATGGGTTGAGGGTAAAGAGCAGCTTTAACCTTTGGTAAGGATAAAGCCTTTCGCATTAAACCTTCTCTTTGAAGCCCCTTAAGCTGATCTAGATATACATCTGGATACTTTGAGGCTAAATAGAGACCTCCAGGAGAATAAAAGAATTGGATATCATCCAAAATTCTTTCATTCTGAGGGATTGATTTCTGACCTCGAAGGCGAGGAGCCTTCTTAGTCGGAGACCCTTGATATAATATCAAGGGCCTAACTTTACCAATCTTCCGAGGAACAACGGACTCAGACACAGTTCGAGAAAATTCATCAAGGAAAGATTGATCAAGAATTACTTCTTGAGCATTAATTCCAGAGAGGAATTTCTCCCGTTGAGAAGGAGTCAAAGACGAAAATTGAACAACTGAATAGGCCATAAGGGCCTGTACAGTACGGTCAAAATTCGAATCGGACTTATCCGACCAACGCATCAAGGAACCAAAAGTTCCATAGATGTCACCTCGACGATTCTTTCGAATCCAGGTGAGGGGCTGAAAACCCGAACGACGTCGGAATAGATCGACTTTAAGAGA